AGTTTTTGTTCAGTCATTTTGGTTCCTTTCGTTTTTGTCTAAACCAGTGACTTACGTCGTCACAAGGATCGTCGGTTAGTCCCATTCTTCTACTTCACCCGCATAATACAACAACTCTTTCTCTAGTTGCTTATTACGCTTTATGCAATTTACATCTATTTTGTGGCCAAAGATTTCTAATTCAATTATTTCGATTTCTTTTGGCTCAAACCAACGAGGACTACCGGGAACCCCATAACTACAGAGTTCCAAGTAGCACTCGTAAGTTACAGTGAGGTCTTCAAAGTACTTACGACCAACTGCCATTACTCTTCTCCTTCTTTTACGTCCTCGTAGGTGTGACCCCACTTAGCATCTATTTCTTTTACTAGTTCCTTGAAAGAAACTTTCTTTAGGTATTCAGGGGATTTACGCTGTTTTGCTTTACTTTCGATTTTCATTTAACATCTCCATCTATACTCGCGAAGCTTGTTGTCATCTGGTTATTCCTCGTTGGGGTGGTTGTTTTAAATCGAGTAACACGCCACCAAGACGGCTGACCTTTATCGTTATGCACCAGTACCATAGGAGCGCCAAAACAGCCTTTCGGCCACTCTGTACCGTTGTTAGGGTCAAACTCTAAAACAGTGTAGGTTTTCCCTATTGTTATATTTATGAAGAAGTCGCGGCTTGAAAATATCAACTTGTCCCCTTGTTTCATTCCTTGTCTCCTTTGTATTTTTTAAACTTTGAAACCGTTGAGCGGATATCATCGAAAAAACCGTCAGAGGCTTTTACAAACTCAGAGAAAGGTTTGGCAGGGTTTGTATACACAGTGTACTTTTCACCAACCTTGTACCAGCTTGTTCCGGCGTGGACGCAAGTCACTTTCTTAGATGTTTCGGTGTAGTTGTTCATTTGGTTTCCAACCCATGCTCATCTTTGTCTTCTTTTAGCTTACCAAGCATCATTTCTGATACCGCAAGTTCGAAGTCCAAGACTTGTTCATATAGCTCTGGGTTATGTACTTCTAACGCAATCAAGACAGAAGAAAGAGTTCCTCTCAACTGTCCAACTTCTTTACAGTAGTCCCCTTCGGCGATTTCTTTGATACCTTCAAGAAGTTCGTTTCGTTTGATCTGAGTCATGCGTTTTCCTTTCTTTTATTTGGCTTTTTCTTTGAATTTGTTTTTGACAAGAAGCCAATAACATCATAAGAGAAAAACCCAATTATAGTCAATACGTGCATTTCATGAAGTGGCGATTGAAAGAACAGTGAGTAAAACATCGCTAGAGTTCCAAGAATAGGAAACTGTTTAACGAACCATTCTTTCTTGGTTACTGCATAAAACACAACAGTTAAAAACAGCCGGTAGCTAACACCAATTAGAAACAAATCCATTGGATTTTCCTTTTATGATGGGAGAAAGCCCGTACAAATCAAGCGAAATGTACGGTAGCTTCCTCAACAAAGCAGGATGCTCTGTTTTCAAAGTATTCACGGGGAAGTACCCATTCAGCAAACGTGCCGTGGATAGCGTCTCCTTCACATACACCACGGTATGCGTTAAAGTGAGGGGGTAATTCGTCCATCACAATCTCTATGACAGCGCCTTTAGAGTATTTGGCGGCGTTGTCGTAAGAGTCAGTCCAGTGAGAGAAGTCACGGGTCTGAATGTCGTTTGCCAGCTCGTTTGCTTCACGAGGGCAGGTGCCACGGAAAAACTTGTACATGGTAGTCTCCTTTCTTTGCGTTATATTTCTACTGTGCGGATAAAACCGCTGCCGTTATCGGCTATACACTCGATAGCGTCTTCGTACGCTCTGTATGTATCGACGACGTAGACTTCACCGTCTTCCTCGTCGTGATCAAATACGAGGTAAAATTTAACGGCCTTTACTTCTTCCATATTAGGCATGGTAGTACTCTCGCTTAGTATAGTTGAGGTTCAGTGTGAGCAGTTTTACACCATGCTCAGGGTGTGAGTATTAGATGCAGCCTTTTTCGACTAACACCTCATACTCGTTGGGTCTTTTAACCTGTAACCCTACAGGCCATAACGATGGATGCATCGTGCCAAGGTGGTACTCACTACCACTCTTAGTACGAACTTTACGATCGTTATGAACAGCTACGATGCGAGTGGTTATCCACTCTACACCATTGAGTTTCCCTCTCAGGACAACTCCCCCACCGCTGAGTGGAGAGAATTTATAGTCTTCGATGACTCGCATGACAGCTTCCTTTCGCATGACAGCTTCCTTTCTTATTCGACTAGTTTTCTTGCGAGGAACTTAGCGTAGTCTCGCATTGCTTCTTCAGCGACTTCGATGGGTACGCAAGCGGCTATACCGTGTCCATCACAATATCCCAGCAAAAAACCCTCAAGAAAAGGGTGATCTCCTGTATAGATTTCTACCTGTCCTTCACCGCAACAGTGTTCCTTACTGTTCTGGATAGAGACCTTTACACCTAAACCTACAGGGTATGCGTGAAGGAGAGATAGGCTCCCGTTGGATTGATAGGGTGGTGTTTTGAGGTGTTCTTTAACTGTCAGCATTTGCTTTTGTTCCCATTCTGTGCAGAAAAAAAAAGTAGAAAGGTTAAGAGGGGCCAGCCAAAGCCAGCCCCTTTTGTTAGTCCTCCGCAGGGCCGAAGAGATCGGCTGCATATGCTGCCGCCTCCTGCCAAGCCTCATCCGACTCCTCCCCGAAAAAAGGATCGCATAAACGCTCACCGACCTCAAGAGCAAACTCCCGCTCGTGTGCGCACGGGACCGCTTCGAGCAGAGCCAGCCACAGGACTTCCTTGTCGTGCCGAGCATCCCAAGCCCCTGCGCGGGCCATGGCAAGCTCATGCTTCAGAGATAGCACCTCTTCCTCGGTGTAGGTAGAGTTGACAACCTCCAGCGCTTCGGAACGCCAAGTGGAACCTGTGAGGCAGTTCCAAACCTTTGCAAAGATTGACATGATGTCCTCCTTTTCTCTGCGTTAATACGTTCTAATTTGATTCTATCATTATAGAGGGTAGAAAAACCCCAGTTTTTATTGTACAAAGCCCGTACAATAATTTTTCCGAGAGGCCACTGGTATAGCAGCCCCTCGGATTTTATTTTAGTCCATGAATACGCCGACCGCACAGCCGCCGTAATACCCAACAGTCGCCAGCATGGGTCCAGTTATTACAGTAGACCACCCAACTGAGCTTGCAGTGGCCCCCGTAATAAATGGCGCAGACAGCGCACCAGACCAGCCGACAGTAGAACCTGCGGCAACGCCGGGGCCTACGATCGGAGAAGCGGCAACTACGCCAATACCGATCAAAATTGATCCGGCGATACCGGCACCAATACCAATTGCGGCGTCTGTATTAGAGCATTCCGCAGTCTGTTCGAGACTATTTGTCTCCAAGTAATACTGGTTATTTTCCAGTCGATTGTCTGCGATTGCAGGTGTTGCCATTGCGATTACCAGTGCGGTAGCTGCGATTGAGGCTTTCATGAAGATTCTCCTTCTTGGTTTCTTCATTATAGAGGGCCAAATTTCCCCACTTTTTTTGGTCAAATTTATCAATTTTTAGTATAAAATACTCCCAAATTTGGTAAAAAAGCCACCTCAAATAGAGATGGCTGTAGTTTATTTTTTACGCTTCCACGTAGATCTGTTTTTATTATTTTTTGATCGATTAGAGGGTTTCAAATTGGATGGACGATTATCAGACCGTTTCTTGTTTTTATGGTCTATTTCTCGTTTACCCATAGGTTTTCCGGTAGACATTTCTTTAATTATACGGTGGACATACACCGCTTTTCCGTCAATACGAACAGTTTTGTAACCATCACCGTGGTTAGTTCCTGCCTCAGATCCAGCGGCTTTTCGGCCACGAGATTCTTTCCAGAAAAGTTTGCCTCCTTTTCGAGTAAACAATTTATTCCATTTTTGCATTATGGAATCCTTTCGTACTTTCTTCATTATAGAGGCCAAATTTCCCCAATTTTTATGTATTATACGGGCTTTGTGGCCACCCCCGAAGGGATGACCTGTGTTTGTTAACGAGATTTAAAGTTCTGTTCTCGATTTTGATTGTTTACACCAGCAGTAATTTGTGGCATCATCTTGACAATCTCTTGACGAGTTTGCCGCGTTACATCACCAGACACATTGATATTGAACACTTGTTGTTGTTGTTGTTGGTTCATAGCCTGACGAGCAACATCGTTCTTAGACAGCACTACTTCCCCCGGCATAAGCATAGCAGGGACAGAGTCTTTACCTGCTTGGGAGTAGGGTGTGCTTGGCACAATACCGCCTTGGGAGAACGCGAAAATCTTACCAAGGAAACCAATAGCAGTGGAAAGGAAGCCACCGCCACCTCCACCACCACCAGCAAAGAGCTGAGTGATGTTGCTGAACAAGTCGCCAAAGAAACCAGAGAGTGTTTCCCCAAAGCCTTTGAGACTGGAGAAAATACCTTCAAAGATACCTCCTTCACCGTCAGTGCCTTGAAGCAAGCCAGCAAGATCAGCACCAAGTCCCTCTTGGTCTTGGAAGATCTTAGACAGGAAACCACCTTCAGCTGTTGCCTTTTCAAACAGGCTGTTAGTGAAACCGTCCACGAACTGGTCTATAATGGAACTGGTAAACTCATCAGCCAGAGCCGGGAGGATTTTACTAAAATCACCTGTCTTCAGTGCGTCTTTGAAGCTGGAAGCAAAGACATTAGCGAAATTTTCCGCTGCTTGCTTACCAGAGCGTGTAGCACCGTCCGAGCCGTCTTCTGAGCCTGAATTACGCTTGCGTGCAGCTTCTTCTATACCTTCTGGATCTTTAGTACCACTTTCAACTGCAAGTTCAGCGGCTCTTAAGTTATAACGCTCTCGGGCTTTTCTAAGCTCAAGAAGAACATCTCCGGCCAAATGCCAGTTGTCAGCTTTAGTTTGTGCTTCGTATTCGGCTTCTAAAGCTTCAACATTTCGTTTTAAGGTTGCCAGACCACCGTCACCAAACTTTTGAGGCATAATACCGGCGTTGATTCTAGCCATAAAGCCAGCGCCGAACTTCCGTACAGCAGAGGCTTTCATTACAAACTCACCATCAGAGAGCATCGCAGGGATACTGTCTGAAGTGGCTGTACCGGGGCCACTTACATAGCCTCCTGTTGCGAAGCCTTTACGGCTTTTTACCCGATTGGCCGAACTGCCTTGATCAGTGTTGACCACAGACTTAACCGCTTCCGCAACCCCAGACAAGAAGTCTTTCACCTGGTTGAACTTTTCTTCAAGGTAATCAAAGAAAACGATAAAAGGGGCCTTGATAGCGTCAACAACAAGCTGGGCAGCTTCTCCAACTTCACTCTTCATATCCGTTATAGCATCAGCAATTGTGTAGCTATCTGAGCCTGCTGCCTTAAGAAGCTTACCAAGAGTCTTTAAAGGTGCAAGAGCGATACGAATAAGCCCATCAAAAGCACCTGCCATGTCTTTAGCGAGTTGACTGTCAATACCAAAGTATTCAAGAACTTTTTGTGCAATTCCTGAAACCCAACCGCCAACAAGTTCGTCTAAATCCCAATTCTCAATAGCCAATACTGCAGCAAGAGCTGCGATAATAGCCGCACCAACAGGGTTTAAGATCACAGGAGCGAGGGTAGTAATAGCAAATTTAGCCACATTACCAAACAATCCAGATAAAAGCTTTTTAACAAATTTAAGAACAATTGCGGGATTAATTATAAAAGCACCAATAGCGAGACCAACAGCGGTGGCTAAATTTGAAGAAAAACCTTCTTCAAACTCGGTACCAAACAAACCTTCAAGAAGACCTGTGCCTATAGCATTTGCTATGTTGCCTAGGCCGCTAAGTATATCACCTATTATATCTCCTTCGCCTTCGGAAAGAAATTTACCTAAGGCTTCACCAAAACCACTTGCGGTGTCTCTGACTGCTGCAAGGAAGGCTTCATCGTCCCCAAGGTTAGCGGCAGCAAGCAAGAATGCTCCGATAATACCACCTCTAATTGCTATTCCTCGGAGAGGCTTGTTAAGAGCTAAAGCAAGGGCAGTAGTAATCGAAGCCGAAATAATATTTGCGTTACCTTCAAAGAAGCCTGTAATAGTATCTTTAATTTCAGTTAGGCTTTCTGTAATATCCCCGATTAGCAACTTTACACCAACAAAGATCGGAGTGCTTTTGGTTGCTTCTGTAACGTTATTGATTGTTTCTCTAAGTTTCTCAATCAAAACAGATTGAGTATCATCAGGCGTAGCAGTATCAGGAGCCTCAAGAGGTGTAAGTGCCTCAGTACCTTGCCCAAAAGACATTACCTTTTGGAAGAAACCGTTAAAAGCCACCTCCATACGTCGCAAAACAACACCAAACTGGGTCTCTACTGTTTTAATACCTGCGGGTGTGTCTATCTCTTTAGTTGTTAGAAAGCCATAAAACTCACCCCACCGGGTTTCCATTTCAACTACAACTTTATCCCAAGTTTCACCAACTGTACGAAGCGCCCTACCGAAGTTAGTTTCAACTTCTTCAGGCCCACCGGGGGTTTGAACAGTTTTAGTTGTTAAGTAAGAAGTAAAATTAGACCAAGCCTCTCGCATACGTGAAAGAGCATCATTAAAGTTTTGTGGAAGGCTATCGAAAGTAACTTCGTCAAAGCTCAAGTTATTTACATAATTGACAAGATCAGACCATTTCTTTGTAGCACCATTATAAAGGTTCTGGAATAGAGCTATAAGGGCTTCTTTCCAATTATTTATAACTTCTGCAACACTATTAAGAAACCCTTTCCACACTTCAGTATTACCGATAGCTGGTTTTCCGTCTTTTTCGCGGCTGGGGTCAAAGATTGCTGGCCAAAAACTGTTCCCACTGACAGCTCGCCATAACTCATAAAAATAAGATATGATAGTCCCAACAAAAGTACTAACAGTTTGGATAGCAGCACCAAGATTAGTAAACAAACCTTTAGACAGGTCTATAGCCTCTGGTATAATAGTTTCAAGAGAGAAATCCGAAAAGACTTCGCTTATAGTTCCCTTAACTTCTTCTACTTTCGTTTTTATTTTTTCTTTTAGCCCTTCTAGCGAAGCTATAAAAGTTTCTGCTAACTGGGTTCCATCAATGCTTCCTGAAAACAAATTTCCCAAAGCGTCTTTAACGTCTTCGGTAAAGGCAATAACTCTAACTTTTCCAATTAACAGTCGAGAACCAAGCACAAATGCCCAATCACCAATGTTCTCACCAAAGAATCTAACTGCATTTGTAGCAGCGATAATTACTGATTTGATCTTTTCCGAGACACCGACTACCTTGTCTAACTCAGCTACAGCACGAGTAAATTCGTTGCCAAAGACAGTACCAAGCCCTGCCACGGTCGCATTAAGCGTCCCAAATTCGGTTTCAATTTCTGCTGCACCTGAAAGAATAGCGTCAAAGACTGCTTCTGCTTCAAGCTTACCTTCTTTCGCTTTTTCACGGAGTTTTCCAAAAGGAATCCCCATACCATCAGCGATAGCCTGAGCAAGCCTTGGCATTTGTTCAAGCACAGAGTTTAGTTCTTCGCCCCTAAGTTGTCCTGAAGCCAGACCCTGACCAAGCTGAATAATAGCATTCTTTGCAGACTCAGCCGACGCACCAGAAATAGTAGCTGCCTTCTGAACAGCCTCTGTAACAACTAGAAGCTCTTGAACAGACCTGCCTGATCCTTGCAAAGATAGACCAAAGCGGTTAAATGTTTCGGCTGCTGTTCCAACATCACCCCTTGAACGAGCAGCAACATCAAACAACTTCTTTAGTACGACTTGGGTTTGTTTTGCATCTTTAGTAACAAGATTTACCCTGTTACTCAAGTTAGTCATAGAGTCAGCTGCGCGAGTAATCCCTTTTACAAGAGTTGCACTACCAATAGCTGCAGTAATCCCGATAGCAAGCTTTTGAAAAGTTCGTGTTACATTTTTAGCCTGTTTATCAAGGCTATCCATAGATAAATTAAGTTTACGTAGCTCGTTTTGAGCTTGCCGAGCATCTGCGCGGACTTTGATATTGACACCTGTCATTTGTTTTCCTCTAAATAAAAAAGCCCCTAATGATAGAACCCGTATATCGGGAACACCATCAGGGGCTAATATCGTATTAGATAGGGGTCACTAGACCAATTGTTGATAGTACTTGTTCGATAAAGTACTGCGGGGCTTGTTTCGAATGCCCATTGTTTAGATGTGAGATATGATCTACAGGGTTTAAGATTGAACCGCTAAGATACTGACCTCGTCTAGTTTTAATAACTAGGCTTCGCCATCCACTACGTGCTTCACCTGTATCAACAGGAGTCACTATCTTAAGTTGTGTTACGGCGTAATTAATACGCTCTTCAATTTCAGCGTTAGCAAGGTCGAGTACTTCTTCCTCTATACGCCGCATTTCTTCTTCAAAGTTTACTATTTCTAAAGAGACAATTCCGCTCATTTGTTTTCTACCCAAAATGGAGTCCAGTCAGACCCCTCTCTTTTGGCAGAGGCCATCATCATGTCTAAGAACTTACCTTTAGGTAGGCTCTTAGTGTCGGCTGGAATATTTTCTTTAAGTTGCTTAAGTGAGGCAAACACATCTTCAGGTCTGCCTTTGTAGCCTTGTGCTTGGAGTAGCAGGAAGGTTCTTTGGTCTTCCCGCCACCCTACAGGTCTTTTACGAAAGTAGTCGCCCCACTTCATAAGCTCTTCCTGTGGCATTTCGGTTAACAACTTGTACACCGGGATACCCAAACAAAAAGCTATTTCATAAAGCGTCTCTTCAGAACCGCTTAGTTTCCCTCAGAGGCCCCCAAACCAGACACGCGCATAACGTGGCTCGAAAGTTCGGTAAGTTCACTCAGAGGGAACGAGTCGAAGTCTTCTTCGGTCAGGTCTTCTGCACCTATGACTGCGACCTTAATGATATCACAAAGGAGTTTCAACTGAGCTTTGTCGCTTTTAGACTTTTCAGACGCCTTAATGACTTTCTGAAGTTCCATGATTTTACCAACGGTCAGTTTACGTACTTCTACTTCGTCGCCCATGAAAGGGACTTTTTCTGTCAATTCTTTGTTAATGAGATGTTTCATTTCTTTTTCTTTCTTATTAATCTAGTTTATCTTTTTCTGAAAAGAGATTAGGGTTGTTTGATTGAAAGTCATCCAGCATTTTTCGCACCATATGTAGCACGGAAAGGGTCTCCATAATTTCACGACCCATTTCAGACTCATTATCAAAGTCTTGGAATCTCTCAAATGATTTTCGAATACTAATATCTACGCTTCTGCGCATATGACGGAAAGTCGTGCGCATAACATAGGATTTGCTAAAGGGTTTATCCATGTCATATATCTCTGGTCAAGCAAGAAGGGGCCATTAAGCCCCTCCTTTAAAAAAACTTACGATGCTGCGATAGTTGCAGGACCGAAGAAGTCAGACTGAGTAGACAGGGTAACGGTTGCTGTCGTAGCGTCTGTCAAAGCAGCGTTGACAAGGATAGCTTCGATTTTACCTGTGAAATAGAACTCTGTGTTATCAACAGCCAGAGTTGTGTCAGCACCTTCGTTTTCTGTGACTGCGCTTGCGCACATCATAAAGCGGAAAACACACTGTTGACCGATCAGGTTGTGGAAGGTTTCCATGTCGCCAGCATTGTAGTTAACAGTAACTTCAAGGCTAGGAGCATCAGCTTGACCTTGAACCTGTGAGGAGGTCTTTTGACCATAGACAGGAACGTTAACGATGTTTGCCGGTGTACCAACAGCGGGGAATTCCCGCACAGAAGGCATACGCTTAACGTCTGCGTCTACAGTACCGGGAGTGCTGCCAACAAACAGAGCCGCGCATTCAGCAGCTGTGTCTGTTCCGGCAGGGATCGTGCCTGTAAAGATGTCAAGGTATGTAAAGATACCTGCACCCAAAGATGAAATGTGAGCCATTTTATT